CGCCGACCCCGGCCTTGATCCTTTCACGGAGGAAGCGGTCAGGGCGGCAAACCCGGCATTCGACCTCTTCATGAACAAGACGGAAGTCCTGGACATGATGGAGAACGCCCGGAACATGCCATCCCGGCAGGCTGAGTACGAAAATCTCGTGCTTAACCGGCGGGTGGACGCTTCCAACCCGTTCGTTTCGCCTGTCGTATGGAAGTCTTGCGGGTCGCCTGTGGTCGAAAGCTTCCGCGGCCTTCCGGTTTACGGTGGGCTCGACCTTTCGGAAGTGTCCGACCTGACCGCCCTCGTGCTTGTGGCGCCAGTCGATGGCGTCTGGAACGTGAAGCCGACATTCTGGCTCCCCGGCGATGGACTGAAGGAAAAGGCAAAGGCCGATCGCGTCCCTTATGACGTGTGGAAGACAAACGGCGACCTGATCGCGGCTCCGGGCAAGACAGTGGATTACGAATACGTTGCGGAACATCTTCGCAGCCTCTTTGACGACCTGGACATCCGCAAGATTGCCTTCGACCGCTGGAACTGGCGCCATCTGAAGCCCTGGTTGCTCAAGGCGGGCTTCGCGGAAGACCAGTTGGAGGGTGACGACGCGGTGTTTGAGCCGATGGGGCAGGGCTTTCAGTCCATGTCGCCGGCCCTTCGAGACCTCGAAAGCGCGTTGCTGAACGGCAAGATTGCCCACGGCGCGCACCCGATCCTCGAATGGTGCGCGAGGAACGCCACGGTTCAGAGCGACCCGGCCGGCAACCGCAAACTGAGCAAGTTGAAATCGCATGGCCGCATCGACGGCATGGTGGCTCTGGCGATGGCGATGTCCGTTGCAGGAACCTACGAAGGTGAGGATGCCGGCATGGACGACTACTTCAAGAGCCTGGCAGGTGCGGCGTGAGCGTTGTAGCCAAGATCAAGAGCGCCATCGTGCGCCGGCTGACGGTTCGCGAGCCTGACGGCTGGTATCCGGACGCCGTGCGGGGCGATGCCGGGGAGATTGTCTCCGACGACACGGCGCTCTCCCTGTCGGCTGTGTGGGCTTGCACGAACCTGCTCGCCGGCACGATCGCCAGCCTGCCGCTGATGGTCTATCGCACGGACCCGCAAGGACGCCGGACGGTCGCACGCGATCACCGGCTGTATCGGGTGCTGCACGACAGCCCGAACTATGACCAGACGGCGGTCGATTTCTGGGAGTTCGTCAGCGCCTCGCTTGAACTTTGGGGCAACGCCTATGCTCGGATCGAGCGCACCGGGAAAGAGGTCACTGGCCTGCATCCTGTCGCTCCGAATCTTGTTTCGGTTCGCCGCCTGCAGAACGGCTCGATCGAATACCGCTGGACGGATGAGGGCAAGTCCTACGTCGAGACTGACGCCACGATGCTGCACATCCGCGGCTTCGGCGGCAATCCGCTTGGCGGCATGTCCACGCTGCAGTTCGCGCGAAATGCCTTCAGCTTGGCGCGGGCGATCGACCGTTCGGCCGGCGGCATGTTCAAGAACGGCCTCCGTCCTTCCGGCGTGCTGACGTTTGACCGGTGGCTCGATAACGAGCAGCGCCATCAGGCCCGCACGACGCTAACGGATCAGTTTGTCGGCGCGGCCAATTCCGGAAAGCCCCTGATCCTCGAAGGCGGCACGAAGTGGGAGCAACTCACCATCGCGCCGGAAGAGGCCCAGATGCTGGAGTCCCGCGGGTTCTCAGTCGAGGAGATCTGCCGGTTCTTCGGCGTCCCGCCGTTCATGATCGGCCATACTGAAAAGACGACGAGCTGGGGCACGGGCCTGGAGCAGCAGACGCTCGGTTTCCAGAAGTTCACGCTCCGCCGTCGCCTGAAGCGCATCGAGCAGGCGCTGGAGAAGCAGCTTCTTCGCGCCGAAGACCGCGCCGCCGGCCTGACGATCGAGTTCAACCTTGAAGGGCTCCTTCGGGGTGACAGCGCAGGCCGAGCAGCTTTCTACCAGACCATGACGCAGATCGGCGCGATGACGATCAACGAAGTCCGCGCTCTGGAGAACCTGGAGAAGGTAGAGGGCGGCGACGTGCCCCGGATGCAGTCCCAGAATGTTCCAATTTCAGGGCCATCAAGTGCTCCCCAACTTGACGGAGATGCGCTATAAGAACCCGGGCCGATTTGGTGCTTGCAACACCGCCTCGGCCCTAACCGAAACGACGATTGGAGCGTCGAGTGGCTACTAGCTTAAGTATGCGAACATTCGGCATCGCGCAATGCGCTGAGTGCCTGACTGAATTCACAAAACGCAGCCCCATCGCGAGATATTGCGGAGAAGTGTGCAAGGCTACCGCGCGAAATGCGAATGTTAGTCGTCGCCTCGCGCGCCGACGAGCTTTCGAGGGGCCAAAGTCACACGCCCGTGTCTGCAGGCGCTGCGAAGTCGGCTTTGAAACAACAGACCCGTACAACTACTATTGCCAGCCCTGCATTGCCGCTGCCGAAAACTCAGGGCGGAGCAAATATCAGTTCCTGAGCAGGAAGGCGAAAGCTATCCCGGCGAAGGGTGAATGCGGAATCTGCAAATCCGAATTCGATCCAACATGGGTGACGCAAAGGTATTGCGGGGCGAGTTGCAGGCAGGCTGCTAAGCGCCAGTCACCGGAGGGGCTGCTTAATAGCCGGATGACTTGCGCTGTTAGACGGGCGCTACGTGGCGGAAAAAACGGGCGCCCTTGGGAGCGGTTGGTCGGATATACCGCCGAAGAGCTGAGACGGCACATTGAGCGTCAGTTTCTTCCCGGCATGACATGGGCGGACGCTGGCAAGTTCCACATCGACCACATCCGGCCCTTGGCGTCGTTCCACTTTGATAGTGCAGAGCATCCTGATTTCAGGGCCGCTTGGGCGCTAACAAATCTTCGCCCGATGTGGGCGGCTGACAACATCAGCAAGGGGGCAAAGCTTACCCTCCTGCTGTGACAAACGTCCCGATCACGGAAGCAGGCCAACAGCAGCGATTGCCGGCGCCGAACGAGGAATAGCGATCATGAAAACCAAGTTTTCCGCCCCGATCTTCGACATCAAGAAGCTCGGGGAAGACGGCGTATTTTCCGGATATGGTTCAATTTTTGGCAACAAGGACAGTGGTGGAGACATCGTCGTCCCTGGTGCGTTCGCGAAGAGCCTCGCTGATCATCGGCAGAAGGGCACGTCGGTGAAGATGTTCTGGCAGCACGACCAGCGCGAGCCGATCGGCAAGTGGCTCGATATCTCCGAAGATGGCAAGGGCCTCTATGTCGAGGGCAAGTTGAACATGGGCGTCCAGAGAGCCCGTGAGGCTCATGCCCTGCTGAAAGACGGAGATATTGACGGGCTTTCGATCGGTTACGGAATCGTAGACGCGGAGCCGGACGAGAAGCGCGGCGCTCTGCTTCTAAAGCAGGTCAAGCTCTATGAGGTTTCCGTGGTGTCGATGGCGATGAATGAACGCGCCCGCGTCGATGCCGTTAAGGAAGCGCTGGTGAACGGCGAGCTTCCGACCCTTCCAGAATTTGAGAAGTTCCTGCGTGAGGCTGGCTTCTCGAAAACGCAGGCCGCTGCAATCGCCAGCAAGGGTCTGTCTCACCTGCTCCGGAGCGAGTCCGAGGGCGAAATGGCGAACGAAGCAGCCGCATTTCTGAAAGCACTTCGCGGCTAACCCACAAATCTCGCTCTAGGAGAACATCATGAGCACCGATAACAAGTCGGCGGCGGAACTCGCTGCTGAATTTAAGTCCGAACAGGAAAAGGCCATCAAGTCGGCCGTCGATCCGATCCGCGAACTCGCCGAGAAGGCCGTTTCCGAAAGCCAGGCCGGCAAGAAGCTTTCCGAAGGCTTCAAGCAGGAACTGGACGAAGCCCTCGTGAAGATGAACGGTACGATTACCGAGAAGCTTTCCGAGCTGGAACAGAAGATGGCTCGCGGCGGCAATGGCGGCAGCGAGCAGCGTGAAAAGTCGCTCGGTGAACAGTTCGTGGAGTCGGAAGGCTTCAAGTCCTTCGCTGACAGCGGCTTTGCCAAGAGCGCCCGCGGTGCGGATCTCCGCATCAAGGCAACGCTCACCTCGGCAACGAGCGACGCGGCCGGCTCTGTCGGTGACGCGATCGAGCGCACCCGCCTTCCGGGCATCCTTCCGCTTCCCCAGCGCCGTCTTACCGTCCGTGATCTGCTCACGCAGGGCCAGATGGACGGCAATGCGCTGGAGTACGTGAAGGAGACCGGCTTCACCAACAGCGCCGCTCCGGTTGCGGAAGGTGCTGCCAAGCCGGAATCGGACCTGAAGTTCGAGATCGTCACGACCTCCGCGAAGGTCATCGCCCACTGGATGAAGGCCTCCAAGCAGGTTCTGTCCGATATCGCGCAGCTCCGCTCGACCATCGACCAGCGCCTCCTCTACGGTCTGGCCTATGTCGAGGAAGCCCAGCTTCTCAACGGCGACGGCACCGGCCAGAACCTGCACGGTCTCATCCCGCAGGCGACGGCATACTCGGCACCGTTCACCCCCACGGATGCAACGGCGATCGACACCATCCGCCTCGCTGCCCTCCAGGCTGCGCTCGCGGAATATCCGGCAACGGGTATCGTCATGAACCCGACCGACTGGGCTCGCATCGAACTGACCAAGGATGCCGGTGGCAACTACATCATCGGCGTTCCGCAGGGCGGCATCAATCCGACGCTCTGGGGCCTCCCCGTCGTGGCGACCAAGGCAATCACCGTGGACAAGTTCCTGGTCGGCGCCTTCAAGCTCGGCGCGCAGGTCTTCGACCGCTGGGATGCCCGCGTCGAAACCGGCTACGTGAACGACGACTTCACGAAGAACCTCGTCACGATCCTGGCGGAAGAGCGGCTCGCCCTGGCCGTGTATAGGCCTGAGGCGTTTATCTTTGGGGATCTTGGATACGTAACGTAACAAACGCTTCCGGTCGGTAGAAGCATAGAATAAACTGGGCGCATTCTTATGGAGTG